CGAGGAACGTCTTGCTCGCCCACGTCGTATGGCCGCCGACCGTGGCGACGTTGATATACGCCGGCAGGTTGGGGTCATTCAGGAAGCCGTAGGTCAGGTTGTTGCCGGAGTTGTAGCCATAGAAGCCCACCGCGTTGCGCTGGATTTCAAGCTGGAGGCCACAGGACTGGCGTTTCTGGGCATCGGAGGCAATCATTGCCCGTGCCGCGCGCGCCTGCTCCAGAGGGCCGACTTTCATGCCCTGCTCGAAACGGACGACGGTGCGCGTCACATAGTTAGGGTTCCAGTTCGCGAGCGGGATGATGTTGTTGTCGGCGTAGGGCTGAGGTGCGCCGGTCAGTTCGAGCTGCTGCTGGACGATCTGCTCGTCTTCCCAGCTACCGATGGTGCTGCGGCCGATAAGCTCGTCGATCTTGCGGGCAGCGGTGATGGTGACGACTTGTCCGGGCAGCCAGTTTTGCAGGAACTGGATAGGCGTTGCAACGCTTGGCGTGGTCAGCGGGTTCTGGATGGTGTCCATCGCCGTGGAGAGGCGGGATTCCATTGCCCTGCGTGTGCCAGGCGCGAAGCCGATGCCGAGAGCCTTCATCAGCTGTTCGGCCTCGTCCATCTCGTAGTCTTTGCCCAGAATAAACGGACGGCAGTTCTGGGGGGAGAGGTGTGCGTGTACGGTCGACGGGTTCATTTTTTTCCCCTATTAATTGGTGAGTTTCACGATGGCGACATAACCGGCGCTGTTCGCCGTCATGTTATCCACCACACAGTTCGGAACGAAGGCGTTTGCAGGGCCGGTGACGCTGATGGCCGGCGTAATCGTGCCGACGGTCTGGTTCAGCGTGTACGTGCCCGCACCGCCAACACCGGTGCCGTAAGCCGTCACCACCGTGTTATCGGGGATGCCGTCGCCAAAGATCTGGTCGCCGACGCGAACGGTGCCGGAAACAACCGACGCCACGGTCATGACGTTAGTCGCAAACGTCGCCGTGACGCTGAATGCGGGCGCGGGGATGGAAGGAGCGGTCATATCCTCGCTCGATACCGTGAGCGTGTTGATGGAGCTGAGGTTGTACGTGCCGGTGTTGCCCTTACCCGTTCCGAGGCTCAGGATATACGTGCCGGCAGGGATACCGGCCCCCGAGATTTGCTGACCCACTGCGAGAGTGCCGGATTCAACCGCCGAAACCGTCATGACGTCGGGAGTGCTTGAACCTCCAGCAGCGATTGCAGCAGTGAACTGCACAAGGGGAGGAACCGAGTTCAGCGCGCCGGTCGTCGTGTCGTAGGTCACGAGGTCGCCGACGTTCGCGGGACCGGGCAGGGACACGTACATATAGCCCATCTTCAGCAGCGAGCCGATGTAGTAGTTCGGCAGGACAAGCGAGGGAGCAAGGGGGCCGCCTTCCGTGGTACCGTTCAAGGGGTATTCTTTCGGGCTGATAAGCAGGCCCGCGAATACGCCTGTGCCGCCGGCGCGCGCCGTGCCGGCCACAGGGCTGCCGCCGGACGGGTTGGGGCTGGCGCCCGACGACACGGTGAACGCATAGCCGATGACGTTGGGGTTATCCCCGTAGAGGTTGAACGCCTCGGCGCGCGTCGGGGAGCCATAGGCAAGCTCGCCCGGGATGCCGGCCGCGTTGAAGATGTTGACGGTGGACTGGAAAGCCATTGTTCATTCCCTCCTTAGGAATTGAGACGTGCAGCAAGTTTGCCGCCGTCCTTGGGTTTTGCGTCGAAGGACAGGCCGACAGGCGACTTTTCAGCCGAGCGCCCGGCCAGATAGCCGCTGAGGATGGCTTGTTCCTGCCCCTTGGGTGCTTTCAGGCCGAACTTGCCGATCGCATAGGCCGCGACTTCATCGGCGGTCATGTCGGCGTGGTCGAACGTGCCGATATGGGCCTGAACCTCGGATGCGAGGCGGTCGCGCTTCTTGACCTCGGCCAGGATCTCTTTCGTCCCGCGGGCTTCCAGCGCGCTGATGCGGCTGTCCATCGCTTCTTTTTCCTTCTTTTCCTCGGCGTCTTCGTCGAGGGCGGGGTCTTCATCCACCTTGGGTTCATCGGCTGCGGGCGGCGCGGTAAGCTTGGACACCGCCTCGTTCAGTTTCGCGATTTGCGGCATGACATCAGCCATGAGAGCGGTCAGCTCGGCCAGCGTCATTTCCTTTTTCTCTTCTTCCTTGGTTTCCGGCTCGTCGGCCATGTGCGTCTCCTGATTGCTGTTGAGGTCGAAACTGTCAAATGCGTGGTCCAGTACGGCGATATCCGCGCCCATCCTGCCCTCCTGGACAAGGGCGATATGGTTGCCGCGGATGTTGCGCTGGATGTAGTCGTAAGGCTGGCCGTTGAAGAAACCAGATGCCTTTTCCCATACGCAGCGATAACCGCAGCTCAATTGCTTCTTACCTTGGTCGATAAGTTTTTTCAAGGTGTCGCTAAAAATTCTCAGCGGCGCGTAAATGATACCATCGCTGAACGTGACTCCCTCGCCGGTCGTGCCATGCGTGCCGACACTCTCCGCCGGCGTGAATCCTTCGCCGAGCATGGTGTGGTCATCGATGATGGGGAGAAGCTGGAAGGATGCAAGCGTTTCGGGGTTGGAAAGTTCTTCTTCAGGGCGCAGGACGTTGTAAATCTTTTCAGGGTCGGCGCCTGGAAGGTTGCGGCCGGAGTAGGGAAAAACGCCGACGCGGCTGATCGGATTTTTCTCGATCAGTATGAATCCGTTCTGGTCTACCTCTCGCGCTGTCATGATTACCCCTTTCCCTATCTTGGGTGTAACAGGTTAATTTTGTCAAGCGTCATCGTCGAACTCGATGACAGGCACTTGTCGGCAACCGCAACCAGGCAGCTGGCCGGGATAGCCGCGCTCGCCAGTTTTTTCATCGATGATCGGCGGGTCATCGAAGCGGTATATGTTGCCCGACATTTTAACGTGCAACGGGCGCGGCTCCTTGCTGCCGCCGGTATGCAGCCACCTGAATTTCTTCAGCCCGACTTTTTCCATGCGGCCGCGTGACAGACCCTGCATCGCCTTGCGGGTCTGGTCTCTCACAATAAACCGCGCGCGCTTATATGTGCGCTTGCCTTCACGCTGCAACGACTCCATAATCTCGTCCGCGCCGCCGCCTGAGGTGATCGACCTCATCACCATGCCCTGAACCTGCTGCTGGTATTTTTCAGAGATGCTGCGTATCAGGCCGACGTTCTCCGTAATCGTCGCGCTCAGTATTTCTTTCGTTGCTGCGTTCAGGGCAGATACCGGCAGCGATAAACCGCCCGACAACTCCTTGAGACTGGCGTGGACGGCGGCAGAGGATGCCGCATCGGCCTGATTTGCAAACGTCTCCGCTATCGGTTTACTGCGCCTGCGGAAAATGGCGTTGAACTTCCGCATCAGCTCGTTCGTCAGAATACGCGCCGCGCTCGATTTGCTGGCGTCCATAGCATGGTCGAATGCTCCGGACCTGTACAAGGCCATAATCCTGCGCTCGGTTTCGTCAACCATGCGGCGCACCAGAGCATCGAGCCGTTCATGGTATCTCGCCTGCACGGCGATATTCACGTTGATCGGCTTGCCCTGTATCGCATCAGGCTTGCGCTTGTTTACCCAGCGTTTTTTACGGCGTGTTAGCATTTTTATATTTCTGGAAGTGAAACAGTTTTGCCCTTTAAATCGTGTGTGCAGTCATCTAGGAATTGAATCATCCCATCACGAACGAAAGAATGGCAGATGGTACAAAATCCTTCATCGCCTTCTTTGCAATATTCGCAGTCGGGTGGTTGCTTTTGACGCGGAACATGATGACCAGTGCGGATAAGAATAGACGGGGACAACGTTGGCGATTCATGATCTCCATTAAATTCCCATCCTTTCTGGTTATCAGGTTTTACACCTACTACGTGGATTTCTTTGCATCCGGGACAAAAAAACTTAATGAATTTCCCATTGCTAATCGAACACGACTTTTTCACTCCACCCGCTCCTCGACTTCGACGTTGGGGTCATCCTCAAGCGGCTCGTCAGGTTCCGGCGCATAGGGCGCGATGCCGGAATAGCCGCTGTCCTTGTCCTTGATGAGGCGGTCACGGATATCCTGCCCGTCGATCGCGCCCGCAGTGCTGAGGATGGAGTCGGTGTCGGCGTTGATTTTGTTGATCTCGGCCATTTCCTTTTTCGTCGGCGTATCGACCGGATGCCATGATGCCTGCAGGTTGATATCCTGCTTGAGAACACTGCGCGCGCAGCACAGGTAATGGCGGTCGAGGAGCGGGGAAAGCTCGTTCTCCTGAATTGATTCCAGATATTCGTGGTAGCTGTCCGTTTCGTATTCGCCCGATGCGTTGAAGCCCTTGGGCTGCGTTCCGAGAAGCTTCGTGGCCGGAACATCAGCTGCGGCCGCGACGAGCTGGTACTGCGTCATGATGGTTTCGTCGAGGCCTGTCAGGTTGGTATCGAGCTGGCTTACTTCCTCGTTCAGTCCGACGACCTTGACGCCGAAGTTGTTCATCAGCGCGGACCACTGTTCCATTTTCTGAGTCAGCTTGTTCGGGTCTGACATGGCCTGCGCGATATCGATCTGGAGCGTGATGAGGCGTTTCGACATTGCCAGCAGCGGTGCCTCGTTCGCGGTGCGTTCAGCGGCATAGACGCGCTCGAAAATCTTTTGCGGTGTCGGGATTCCGCCGTAGAAGTATGTCGGCTTCAGCATATCGGGAACCTCGTCGCCATTCCGCATGATGACGAAGTGGGAGCGGTGGATTTTCTTGCCGTTGACCTGCCACCATGTCGGGTCATAGAAGTGAACAGCGGTCGGGTCAGCGGCGTCTTTCTGGTCGAACATAGGGGCCATCCAGTACGGGTCTATCTGGGTGATGCCGCGATATTTGCCCGGCTTGATGCCGTCTGGGTTGAACGGCGCCGCGTAATCTATGTCATCAATCAGGAACAGCGCGTGACGGATGCCGAAGATGCGCCCCATCTTGATGAACTCGATGCAGGTGTCCTTGATGCCCATGCGCTTGTCGATGGCGCGCAGGCGGTCGAACACGGAAGCGTCGACCTCGGTGCCATCGTTGACGGTGATATCCCAGCCATGACGCACGGCGTCTTTGGCGGGCATGGCGCAGGCTTTATCGACGAGCCAGTTCTGGGAGATAATCGCCGCGAGCTGCCAACCGATGAAACCCTGATTTCCATACCATTCGAGCTGGTGCAACGGCATGGCGCCGATGTTCTGGGCGGTCATCTTCGAGGTGAGGACGTTGCTGTCCATCGCGGTGCCGTTGTCGGTTTTCAGCTCGGCATGGGTACGCGTGATCGATGCCTTGAGGGCGCGGGCTGTGCGCTCGGCCGGCGTGAGCTGGAGCATTTCGAGGCTGGCCTGCGTTGAGAAAAAGCCGTCGGAGAGAACAGGCGGAGGTGGAATGTTTTCCTTGCGTTTAAACGGCCACATATTGCCCCCTTTAAGAGAAAAACCCGATGCGCTTTTTCATGATAGGCTCGATGCCGTAGCGCAGTGCGTCGAAACCGTGGTTATCTTTATCTACGATATCGGGTAAAATGTCCTTCGTCAATTTATCGACCTTGTAGCTGTATTTGCGCGACTCCTCGATTATGCCCTCGCAGCGCGGATGCAGGATGATATAGCGATATGACAGCAGGAACGTGATGCCCTCCTCGACCGAGCCCGGGCCCTTTTCGGCGGCGACAACATCAAATCCGCGCCGGCGCATGAAATCGATGGTTTCCGGCCGCGCGCTGTCGGCACGGATGCGGTATCGGTCGGCGCCCGGTACCAGGTTGAACAGCGCGGGGTGATCGTCGAGGCTGATACCTATCCCGCGCACGTCATACTCGACCCACAGGCAGCTATCATGCACCCAGCTGCGGGTAATGCAGGTCGGGTCTTGAGCAAATCCCCAGTCGCAGCCGTAATATGGCCCGTTCCAGTCCGCGCCGGGCGTGAACTCCTCAATTCGCACTTTTCGGGCGAATATGAGGGACTGCGAGTTGCCAACCATTTCGCCGAGGTATTCGTTGGCGTATTTTACGGGATCTTCGCGCTTCAGGTCCTCGGCATCTTTCAGGAATTTTGCGCCCAACCAGTCCGACGGCACGTCGAGGTAGCAGCTGTGATGAACAAGCCTGTCCTCGCGTGGTATGGCGGCTTCCTTGTTAATCCAGTGGTAGGTTTCCGGCGGCGGGTTGTAGGTGACAATTTCGACCGCTGCAGGACCGCCGCGGAGGACGGACTGGCGCACGGAACGCATCTCCTCGGGGCCGTCGTATTCCTGGCCTTCCTCCCACCACAGGAACTTGAAATATCCGCGCTTAACCTTGATGGATTTCAGCTTGAGCGGGTCATCGAGGCCGTAGAAGACAACCATTTGTCCCGTCGGCAGGTACGTGATGCTGGCAGGGTTTTTCGTGACATGGAAATAGCCCTGAACGCCGAGCTTGTCGATTGCCCATTCCAGGGAGGCGAGAACGGACTGCCGCATCGTGGCCGCGACTTTACGGACGACGACTGCGTTGGCATCACGGTCGGCCATCATGCCGACGATGATCTCGATCGCTGCTGTGGTGGATTTCAGCGAGCCACGGCCTCCCTTCATCCAGATCGTGCCGTGCGTCCCGCGCTTTATGGCATAATGCACGGGATTGAATTGCGGCAGGATGAGGGATGAGAGGTTAATCCTTGATGTCATCGACGACCGTCACGCCGATTGTGCCGGAGTGGGCGACGTCGAGGCGTTCGCCGTATTTTTTGGGGTTCCATTTGGCGAGAAGTTTCAGGTCCGTATCCACGATGAGTTTGTCGCGCTGGACATCACCGGATGAACCGTCCTTGCCTCTGGCGACATTCTGCAATCTGGCTGCTATGACATCATGGCCTTCGTCCCGCGCGCGCGCGATTGCTTCGGATAGCGCGGCGTTTTTCTGGCACCATTCATAAACCGTTGAATATTTAGGGAAACCCTCTGTCCGGCAGATCGAGGCCATAGGTTCGCCTGCGGAGAGCCTTTCAACGATCTCGGCAAAAATGGCATCGGTGTAGAGTGTTGGTCTGCCTGTCATGCCTCCATGATAGCATTAGGATGCCGCTGAGGGCAACAGGGTCAGGAGGTGCGCCAACAGCGGGTTCCTTCATGGGTAGCGCGAACGAGGAATTTTTTCTGATGGCGCGCTCCCCAATTGTAAGCTGCGCTGGAAACTCTTTGAGAAAGCTCATTAAC